GGAACACCTTATTACGTTTATTATGATTTAGACGCACATGGATATAGAACTGCGACTACATCTTGGAAAGTGAGGCACTAATGAAATTATTATTAATGTTACTCGGTGTAATGTTAGCACAAGTAAGTCTGATTATTGCGTTTCATACATCACATATAATTGTATCAGTACTATTATTGTTTTTAAGTATTGTAATGATATTTGGGGGGTTACCCAGATATGAGTAAAAAATATTGTCAGGGTCCAAAGTGTCATACATATGATACATCAGACAGGAAACGTGGACCAAAAGAAAACAGAAGAAATCAGACTAGAACGATTGGAACTTATGGTTATGGCAATGGTAACTTTTGCACATTAAATTGTCAGAACGATTGGTGGGCTGAACATGGAACTAGAGTTATAGATTATATTGGTAGAGTAAAACAACCAATAGTGCTAACAGCAGAAAATGCGTGGCGACAAGTTTGGAATCGAGCGCATTGGGACGATAACACTGTACCACAGTGGGTTGAACGCAATATGATAACACAGGAAGAAAGACCAATTCAAGAGGGTTGACAATGTTAGACTTATCCTATATGATCCCAGATATGACAACACAAACAATAGTAGAAGAAAGAACAGAAGAAAGACGTAACAGATTCAATGGTGAGTCTGTTATGTTGACTAAAGAAGAGGCTAGAAGACATGATAATATTTTTATTTATGAACTAGCCGCAACTATGGAAGACAAAGAGTTAGGTTATGGTGGGTCTAAGAAATGGGACAATGTACGTTCTAACTTAGATTGGTTTAGAAAGCACAACGCCAAAGCTTACATGGTCTTACTAGATTAACTCTCTTGCAGTGGGGCTAGCGCCCCACTGCGCACACACAATTTATATCTAATAGAGGTACCACACCCGATCCCAATTAAATTTAGTTTATATAAATCAATACCCCTTACACAAAAAGGGGTCCCACTACTCTCGGTTGTATTGCTTGTTTTAGACAGATAAGGGTGATATAATACTTTTTCACTGTTAAAAAGGTGCAAAAAATTTTATAAAAATTTTTTATGTTAAAAAAAGATATAAATAAACTGCCGTCTAACATTCGCTCTGAGTACAGAAGATTAAAAGTTATGCATGCAGAAAAAAAGATACAGCGAAAAGCCAAAAATGATTTCATGTCCTTTGTCAAAGCTGTGTGGCCCGAGTTTATAGAAGGTGCACACCACAGAGTTATTGCACAAAAATTTAATGACTTAGCAGATAAAAAAATTAATAGACTAATTGTTAACATGCCACCAAGACATACAAAGTCAGAGTTCGCAAGTTATCTTTTGCCAGCATGGATGGTAGGTAAAAATCCAAAATTAAAAATAA